CCCCTATTCCCCGAAAGCTGCATTCTTTCCTCCCATGTAAGGGGCGTCATACTCCCCTTTCTGTTCTACCACACTCCAAGCCTTTTGTAAAACCTCTGAGTAAAAATACTGATATCCAACGTCGCCGCGCTGGATATCTTGAACAGGAACAAGGTCATGCAAATGGAGCCCAAAAACTATTGCATGATAGTGAGGGCGGAAGGTGGTAGAGCCATACTCACCACACATGAAATACCGAATGTGGTCATCGGGGAAGGCTTTCCGAAGGCGCTTCCAGAAAAGTTGCATATGACGCTTCTCCAAACTGAGAGACTGCATCGCCTCTCCGGTCTCCGGATCAGCATACCAATGACGGGGTACATGCTCATCATCATAAGTGAGGGTGAGGAAATAAGCAGAATCGTGATACTCAAGTTCCATCATACAGCGATTAGCCCAATCACGGGAACGGGCTATGCGACAGCCTTCACACTTGCCGCAGGGAATCTCAACCCAATCGAGCCAGGACTTTTCTGCATAGGCAGAAATCTCAGAGACATCAGAAGTACAAATGCGGCCTTTACGAAGCTCCAGATGATGAACGCCATAGGGAACTATCTTCATATCGGCCTTGCCATTCTTGGTAAAACCGACTTGAAAACCCTTAAGGGGGTGAAAACATGACATACAACTACCTCCAATCGCTACAATCTTAGAGCCGCAAGCTTTTCCGGACTCGGGGCCAGGGTGGTGTCAGTGGGAACCAATATATCAAGATAGTATTGGTTCCCACACCCTCCACCTGACAGCCTCAGTCGTCAGCGCTTTTTACGCTTCTTTGAAGCATCTTTACCAGAAGCAGCACCGGGCAGCACGTTGGCAAAATAATCAAAGATGCTCTTACCCCAGGGTAAATTTGCATTCTGAATATCCTCGACAGCCTGAGTGCCAAGACCGCCAAAAGCATTCCAAGCATTATTCGGAAAAGCTTCTTTGATATCAAACTCCTGCTTAAAGCCTGCCTGCTGTAAATCTTTATTCACCTCGGCATTAAAGGCGGCAATCTCCTTTTGGGTCATAGACTGCACATCATAACCATACTTTTGCGCGGCGGCATGGATAGAGGCAGAAACCTTCTGAGCGGCGGCGGACTGGTCTGCGGCGTACTTTGTACCAGCCAAATGAGCATCCGCGGTATACTTCTGAGCCATAGCTTGAATATTGGCAGTAGTAAGCTGAGTTTGTGCCTGGAGTTCGGAAGTATATTTGGACATAGCCGTATATTTATCCGCGATAGCCTGATTAGACTGAGCAGAAACACGGGTACCCTCAAGACTTAAAAAAGAACTAAGCAAGCTCCCAAACAAGCCAGCAACAGCACCAGTGGCACTATTATCCACACTGCCCATAGCACCGGACGGGGCAGAGGAGCTAGCCGTTGCGCCAGAAGTAACAGCGGCACCGCTACCACCAGTGACAGAAAGAACGGGATTAAGGCCAGCAGCAATTAAATCACGCACCTCTCGTTGATGGGCAGTAGAGCTCATACGCTCCTGCCAATCTCTATTTTTTTGGGCCTCTTGAGAATTGTATTTTCTTGCAACCTCAGCCTGCTGCTCCTGCCAAGTTCTAAGCTCCTCCGCCTGCTTAGCGGAGGAGCTTGTATTCTGACCGGCAATGCCCTGGAGGGCACCTGCCCAGCTAGCCATCTTCTGGCCACTGGACATAGTAGGGTATCGAGGATTACCAACAACCTGGAGGACAGGATTGGTGACAGGCTGGACGGAACGGCCCGAATTCATAGCCATTATATCACCTCCGATTAGTGATGGTCAATAAGGCCAGGGATACTATACATAGGCATAGGCCGAGTAGCCTTACACTGGACGTAGAGGTCGGCAAACATTTGGTTAGACACAGAACTTGTAACAGCAAGTACACGGTCAACATTGGTCTTATCCTCACGAATCCACGCATCAGACAGCTTCGGGAGCTGGGTATACTCGTCGGCAAGATGCCAGACATCCAAAGAAGTCGGAGCCTTAGAGCGCATCTCACCAGCCACGCGGGAGGGCTTGTAACGATAGTCAGCCCAGGCTTCCTGATAGCCAAAAACCTCATTGTCCTGGTCGGTGCCCTGGGCGTAAATCTCCTTGTTCAAGATAGGCTGCTCGCCGATATTGGCAAAGACCGGGAAATAATAGTCCAGGCGGTCACGACGAGACCAGAAACGTTCAAGGCCCTGCTGGTAAGTGTGATCATAGCGAGCGACCATAATGCCGATTACAAAACCATGCTCCACAAAAGACTTGATAAAATCACCATGCACATCGGTAGTAACACTAAAGGCGGCAGTATCACCAAGAGGAGTGCCATCAGCCTGAGTAGCGGAATTCTGCACGACTTGGTTGATATTAACAGGAATACGATTGCCGCCAAGATACTCAGGACGCTGAAGACGAGCATCGGGAGAGGTAACGCCAAAATGAGACTTAAGGATTTCAATGTACCGAGTACCTCCTCTTGCGTCCTTTTCATACAGCTTCTGAATCTGAAAGGCCATACGCAGTTGGTTAATAGTGGCCGCGGAAACGGAGCCGTCATCAATCGCCCAAAGATTATTGATTACAGGAGAAGCATACTTGCCACCCAAACCCTCAACGCCAACAGCAATTTGATTGCCACTAGCATTGAAAGCCATACCAGACGATTCCAAGGGAGAGCCGCTAGGATTCATCATCTTGGCGGTGTAAGTCTGAGTAAGTAAACCATCGTCAACTTTAGCAGCAAGAGGAACAACGGGAAGATTGGCACCGGAAGAAACAGGGATAGTTACGTCGGGGCCCTTCTGGGGAGCGGGAAGGGCGCTGGTAAAATAGTCATGAAACTTGGCAGCCTTAAAAGGCATGCCGCCTTTGACAACATCAGTGATATAGTTGGTGCCATTAGAACCTGCAAGGGTAGCGTCATCCACAGGGATGTTGAGCGGATCAGAAAGATTCTCGTCACGAAACCACTCGTTCATAATGAGCGCATACGCCCGGAAAGGAAGTGCGTTGACAGAAAGATTGGCGACACCAGTAGGAATGCCCATGTAATCGGCAATAGAGCCAATGGACCAGCCACCAGAGGGCGCAGTCACCTGGGGAACAGAATACTCAGTCTGAGGAATCCAAGCGGACTGGGTATTCTCACCCATAAGCTCACGCCAATGCTGCCATACGATACGGTTGGGCACGAAGTAAAAATAGGTGTCCAAGTAAAGGTTGTCCATCATGGGAGTGAGCAAAGTTTGCAGGCGGGCAACCATGGATGTCTTCACTTGGAAAGTATCGCCGGGAAGGACCTCATCCACATAGAAGGGGATAACGTCTCCGACGTTGAAACTGAGTTTAACACTATGGTCACGCCGAAAAGTGCTACGAGCAATGTCAAGATTAGTAGGATTAAGAGCAAATCTTGTATTTTCATTACGAGACAAGTTAATACCTCCAGTCTGTAACGGTTGTTCAAAAGGAGGGGCCCATGGGGCCCCTCGCTCTCTGTTGTTCACACGGCCAGGGCGGCCGTGTAGGCTGCTTTAATCAGCTTCAGCCAATGTCAGGAATATGAAATTTAACCAGCGGGTGAGGCTGGGGCAGGGGTAGACGTATCACCTCCTTCACTGGAATGGCCCTGGGAGGCCGCTGGCGGCTCACCAGCGGAATTTTGGGAGGTGGGTGGTGTAACCATACCCATAGCCTCCAACCAGCTCTCAGAGCCTGCCTGAGCGAGCCAAGCGTGGAATGACTGACCGAACTTCTCACGGGTTTCGAGGGGTAAGCTCATAAACGTCTGCTCGGCCTCTATCATGTGATTGAGCAGCCCGGCATAGGTCTGGGGCATTTCGGAGAAATCACCAAACATGCCTTGCACCTTCTGCAAGGCGCTCGCATCACCAGCGTTAAACCTGTCCATGATTTTGTGAAGGTCGACGGAATCCTTGTGGGACTGAATGAAGGCGTAGAGGTCTTCTTTACCACTCTCCTTGAGGGTCATAACACCGAAGCGGTCAAACTCCGGAGAGTAAAGAATCTTCTCGCCGCAACCGGGCTCAGAGCAAAAATGCTGCTGTTCACGATGCCAAGTCTCAAACATTGGCATCCTCCTTCTGCATAGAGCGGAGAACCTCCGCGCCGTCGGAAACGAGCTCATGAAGCTGGGCCGGAATGAGAACGCCTTTGTCAGAATCGAACTCACCAATGCGGAAGAGCTGAAAATCGGAAGCGTGGGTAAAGAGCACGCCTTTGGATTCCATAATGGCATTCGCAAAATTGCGAGCCGCAATATAATCATTCTGCTCAGTATTGAGACCAAAAAAACCGGAACGCAGATCACGGATAGCGTAAACGTTAAGCATCATTTTTATCATCCTCCAAATAACCAGAAAGTTCAATCAAACGGATTTGCAGCTCCAAAGCCAGGAACTCATAAAAATCGAGCTCTATATCAAAAGAGCGCCAAACTTTGGCGGCCAGCTCGTAACAGTCGGCGTCGAGACCTAGCCGAACACAGACGGTAGCACGTTCGTCATTCACATCCTGATACCTCCACGATAAATTTTAGGGTTCACGTTAATTCGCTTAGAATTGACAGCCGTATGACGGAAGACCTGTCTATCCTGGGAACGCTTCATTCGTCGAGCCATGATTACAACTCCCTTCTCAAATTTTTTATGCGGTTATGGAGCACGCGCTCCTGGGTCTCAAGAATTTCCTCATAGGACATGGTGGATTGAGCCATTTTAGCCTTCTTAGCTTCCTCAGCAAAGTACTTGCGCCTAGCCTTAATCTCACCCATCAGCTCCGGTTGTTCCAGGTCAAACAACTTATCGAAATACTTAGGGGGACGAATCTTACGACCACCATCAGGAGTAGAAATAGAGATTGTGTCATACTCCATGCACTCGGGATGGTCTTCGTACCATTGACGGCCAATACCAGGACGGCGGGACATGTCGACATACTCGGGTTGAATATTAAACGTCTGGTAGACATCGGCTTCGGGGCCACAAGCCTTCTTCATCACGTACCGGGCAACGTAAGCACAGGTTTCCCAGTTAACTTGACCAACCAAGACATAGCCGATAGGCTTCCGGATGCAAGGGG